ACAGCTGCATCGGTCTACGCTGACTTCTCGCAGCCAGTGATCGTGGCATTTGATGCTTACAATCTTACGCCGGTCGCAGAGACGATGTTCGAGTTTTTCGCTGATCGCAAGCATGTGTTCATCGCCGACAACGATGATAGTAAAACCGGAGAAAAGGAGGCAACTAAAGCCTGCCAGTATGTGCGCAAGAACAAAGGGCAGGCAGAGGTCTTAATGCCAGAGACTAAAGGCGATTACAACGACCACAAGAACGAGCTCGAAGAGATCGAATCCGTTGAAGGCGAAGTCATACCCGCGATGCAAAAATTGGACCTACCGACTGAGTACGACTTCCAGAGATCTGCGGCTGGACGGTTTCTTAACACTAAAGACAACATCAATGGGGTAATGAAGACGCATGAGATAGAGGTGCGCTACAACGTAATCAAAAAGCGCATGGAGATAGAGATACCCAACATGAACTTTATCGCTGACATGAAAGAGGAGGCTAGCCTCATAGAGATCGAAGATCGGTGCATTAACATGGGGATCCCACATACCAAGGTGCGAGACTATTTGAAGATCTTGGCCAAAGAATACAATCCAGTGAAGGAGTGGATCAATTCTGCGCCCTGGGATGGCAGAGACAGGCTCCAGGCATTTCTTAACTCATTGGTTACCCATGACTCAAACCAGTTAAAAGAGATGCTGATGAAGAAGTGGCTGATAAGTTGTGTGGCCGCTGCTTACGAAGTCAATGGCGTTGAGCTCGAAGGCATACTCGTTTTGCAGGGCGCACAAGGCCTGGGTAAGACGCTGTGGTTCAAGCGACTGTGCGATTACGACCGTGGTTGGCTGTTAGAAGGGGCAACACTTAATCCCTCTGATAAGGACAGCGTAAAGCGGGCGGTGAGTCATTGGATCGTTGAGCTCGGAGAGATAGAGTCCACGTTCAAGAAGAGTGACATCGATCAGCTGAAAGCGTTTGTCACGGCGAAGACGGATGAACTTAGATTGCCATACGACAGAGCTTTCACGACCTATCAAAGACGTACGGCTTTCTACGCCAGTGTCAACGCACGCGAGTTTTTGACGGACACGTCCGGGAATCGAAGATTCTGGGTACTCGCGGTGAAAGACATAGACGTCAATCATGGCGTAGACATGCAGCAGCTCTGGGCCCAAGTTAAAGAGACGATGTATGTGCAGGGCCAAAAGAATTGGTTTCTATCACCGGATGAGCGTGAGCTCTTGAATGAAAGCAATGAGATCTACCGCACCCAGAGCAGCGTGGAGGATCTACTCCTGGAACATGTGGACTTTGAGTCGGAGAACATCAAGCCAGTGCAGATGACTAAGCTGCTCAGAGATCTGGGCATTAAGGCGCCCAGGATGCCAGACTTCAAAGAGGCAGCTCGTGTCCTACACGAGAGAGGCATCGAGCCGCGCCGTTCCAATGGCAAGAAGGTGTATGATATGGACTACAAGGCGATTGATGATAGCGGCATTACATTTGGAGATAAGTTTTGATTAAACAAATTAAAAAAATAGGTAATGCCACGCTGTATTGTGCTGACTGCGATGCGGTGGTAAAGAGTTTGGTAGACAAATCTATAGATATTGTTGTTAGCAGTCCGCCCTACAATATTGGCAGAGAGTATGGTTTGTATCAAGATAGAAAAATTGATTATATGGAGTGGCAAATATCTTTTTGGAATTTTATGTTTAATAAAATGAAAGATAACGGACATGTTTTTTTAAATATACAACCATCAAGAAAAAATCCGCTTTGGTGTTATGAGCTTGTATCACAACTAGACTGGAAAATACAAAACACTTTTATTTGGAACAAGAGAATTGAAATAGATGGATATGTAAGGGGACAGGGAACTACATCGCAAAGTAAAAAATATATATGCAACGGTTGGGAGTATGTTTTTCATTTAACAAAAAAGGGTGAAACAGAAATATCACAAAAGCAAAGTGGTGTTAGCTATCACCCACAATGGGCAGAAGAAAATGCAAAACGTTTTGGTAAAACTTGGCGACCTACTGTTAATTCTTGGCATATACCTTACGAAACAATTGGACACGGTTCGATTAACAAACAGTTTATGAAAGGTAAACATCCTGCAATTTTTCCCAAAAGTTTAGTAGAAAAATGTATTAAGGTTAGCGGTTGCAAACAAGGAGTGGTGTTTGATCCATTTATGGGCACAGGGACTACATGTTTAGTAGCACAAGACATGGGATTAAATTCTGTGGGAGTTGAAATAGATTCTAATTATTATGAATTTGCTTGTGATAAATTACAGGAATTATTCTAATGGCAGGCAAGGGCGATCGACCAAGACCTGGAGTTTACTCGCAAGAGTTTAGGGATAACTTTGACAGGATCTTCGGCGATAGACGTAAGAAAAAGCCAGGGTTAGCTAAAGAAAAAAAGGGTAATGCCGCACTGGATGATGATGGCCAGGTTGATGATGATTATAAGGCTGAGTTATGATGTGGTATAAGTTTGGTTATAAAAGGGTATGGTGCAGTGCATAGTAAAGAAAATGCCACCCTGTCGAACTTTGCTTTACCTACGCTGTTTATTACTATAGGTAGTGTTAGGTATATACTTATAAAGAATAATATTAATTACATGGTTATAAACGCAATATAAGGGGTTTATACGGAGAACAGAATAGGAAGTGTTGAGATGCTATACACTGCACTCTGTACCCTGTTTGGAAAAAGATATGAACTTACAACAAATTAAATTGGTTCTGGATGATGAGGATATTGAGATCCGCACGTCCATCATCAAGGCCAAATCTTTCACCGGAGTTGAGCGCAAGCTCAAGGGTGAACATATCATTGCGATACTGAGAATAGATGACGATAAATACATGGCATTTGTAGAGGAGTAAATATGGCAGGCCGACCCAAGAAACCAAAAGACAAAATAGTAACAACACCCAAACAATTTGAGAAGGATGAAGAGTTTGGTTTGACTGAGATGCAAGCAGCATTTGTTTGGCATTACACCGAAGGTGCATGTGGTCAGACCGATGCGGCCCGTAAAGCTGGCTATGAATTTCCTGCGGTTACTGCAAACAAGCTATTGTCTGGTAAGCACTACCCGAATGTGGTCAAGGCCATTCGGATTAGACAAGACGAACTGGCCGAGAAGTATGCGATCACACCACAAAAGACTGGCACAATGTTGTGGAAAATTATGGAGACTGCGTATGAATCGGGAGCATTTAACGCTGCCGTCTCTGCGATTAAAGAGCTGAACCAACTCGGCGGTTTATCCATAAATAGATCCCAGAACATAAACATTAACGCTAACCTAGAGAAGATGAGCAAGGATCAAATCAAGGAACGCCTGGGTGAATTGCTCGGCGCAGAAACCTCGACTTACTCGCCTAAAGATAAGTAGTAAAAAAACAGAGTAATGGCCTCTTCTCTTTGCCAGGCCCAAAAATCCAGAAAAATTCACCTGTTGCCAAAAAAGCACGGCATATCAGTGACTTACACGCTATAATTCAAGCAGAATATTTAGATCTGTTCGTGGCCTTGTGTTCACAACAGTCACAGCGCACAAAACTGGAGTCCCTTGGGCCTGGTTTTTTACCTGGATTCGCGTAAATTTTGGACCCCTACCACCCATATTTGGTCGCAGCTGTGGCCGAGGTAAATATAACTAAGTTAGATACACTGAATCACCACAAAAAATGATCCTAAAAAAATTTTGCAAAAATTTGTAAATTTTGAGACACTCTTACAATGCCAATCAACAGCAGAAACAAAGGCGCTCAATTCGAGCGAGACGTGGCCAAGATCCTTAACCAGTTTTTCCAGGACCAGGGCATTGATTATCAAACCAAACGCAACCTGGACCAATACCAACAAAAAGATCTATGCGATCTGGACATACCCTTTCACGCGGTTGAATGTAAATCATACAAAGAAGGCAGCTGGCTCAAGGCCGCCTGGTGGGATCAAGTTTGCAGTGCCAGTAATGGTAAAATTCCTACTTTGATTTTTAAGTTCAATCGCGTTCCTATCCGAGTGTGCATACCCCTTTACGCAATAAACACCGAGTGGGACCCAGACCCCCAAAAAATTTGCGTCATTTCTATTGACCATTGGTTAGAGATACTGGCCAAAAACTGGGACAAGTATAGAATCCTGGAAGAAAAAAATTATGACAAAAAAACCGGATCCTAAACACGGCATCACCAGCTGCGCTGTAGGCCAGGAAGACGTGGCTATACTCATGGACTACATCATCGACCAGGAACCACAAAAAGGCCTGGTTCACAAAAACGATACCGCCTCCGAAGATCAATCCGTGCGCGATGCGGATGT